ACTGATACTTCATCGCCTATATAAACTTTTTCTGCTTTTATATAGTTTTTATATTCTTCAGTTTGACTTAAATCAACAAAATCTATAGTATAATCCGCACTGATAATATCTACATTATTTTCAGTATATTCTAATTGTGCTAACCTTTTTAGTTCGGCCTGAGCTTCTTCTAGTGTGTTAAATCCTTCTGTTTCACTCTCTGAAGATTTTACTTTTACATCACTATAAGTAAATTCTTTAGTATAAGCTCTAGCATAATTATTCAATATAGGGCTATCTATAAAGCCATTAATGGTTATTCCGTCATAACCTTTTGGTTTAATTCTAGTTGTAATACTATCTACATCTGTATTCGCTTCAAATCCTTTTAAATTTTTACATGACCTTATTTGTACTCCTCTATCTTTTCCTACTTTATCAAGTATTTTTAAAAGATATCCTCTTCTTTGTATTTCTCCTCCCCAGCGGTTGAGAAATGATTGATCACAATCATGTATAGCTTTATACATATTCATATCTTCATAGTAAGCAGTATTAGATGCAGATATATTAGAATATACTTCTAATTCTTTAACTCCTACCGCCCCATCTAATATCCAATTTATTGCTGCTGTTCCATTTAATCCAGTAGGCCTTACATCATTAAGCCATAAGTGAATAGTTTCATATATTGTGACTTGTATAGCGTATATGATTATTCTATTTCGTGTTTTTCTTGGTTTTGTTATCCTGAAATATTCATCTCCATAATCAACCTTTATTTTTAATATAGCTTCTTCTTGTAGATATTCCCACAATCCATCATCGTCAATTATAAACTCTGCATCTAATCCATATGTCCCATCTAAATTTTCTGTAACTTTGCAGCTTGTACAAATATTATCAAGTATTGCATCACCATTACTCAAAATTACCGTTTCTTTAGGAGTATTTTTATTGAAAATACATATTTTAACTGCTTTATTCATAATACTCCCTCCTATCTATAAATAGTCCTTGGTTCTATGTCTAACTTGGTTATACTTCCTATCCATGTTATAGTATTTTCCCCTTTATCTAACAAAGGGAAATTTCCTATCATATCTATACTTTTATTATTATTATCTTTATCTAGGCATAAAAAAAGTTTGCTATCTAGCAAAACTCTTTCATCAACATTATTAATCTGTACAGTAGTATCGTTAATCGTTATCTGTAAATCTCCTGTTCCGTATATAATTATCTTCGGGGCACTTGTAAAATCACCACTATTATATATAGTCGTTTGTTTTTGTGTTACTATTATATTTTTTTCTAATAAATTATAATAAAAAGGTTCACAAATAAATTTAACTTTAAAGTCTCCAAATTCTTCAAATGTTGTTTTTATATCTTCCTCAATAATAACTTTTTTTACAATGTTATATTTATTTTCAATTGAATATAATAATTTATTATCTTTTATATCAAATAACCATTTTTTAACCTTCTCTATCATTAGATTTATGTCTTGATCTAAATTTATAGTAGTTAAAATAAAACTCTTTTCTATATTTGGAAATGTACCTTTATTTATAGTAACTGTCCCATTTCTACCTTCTATACTTATTTCTTCATATTCTTCTTCTGACAACACTTCTGGAGGGCCTTCAACAACTATTATTTCTAATTCTTCTGAACAAATATTATTAAATATTAATTTTTTTTCCATTTTACCCCTCCTTCTTATTTAGTATTTTAATTTCATATTTCTAGTTGTATTATAATCATCTAATTCATCTTGATTTGGTGCTACTGCAGTTCTAGTAAATTCTCTACCATCTATATCTAATTTAAGTTCTAAGTTTGAAACTATATTTGATAACCTTCTGACTTCACTTGCTGTATTATCTTCACTAATAAATTTATCTAATTTTGAATCTAAATAATTATAAAAGTTATCTAGTGGAAGAATAGCCTCTCCTCTACCTCCCATTTCTCCGCCACCAAGTAAAGTATTACCATTTACTCCAAATATAGTTGGTTGTGTCATTATCCCGCCTTTTTTATACCATTTGCAATTTGTTACCCTATAGGCTTTTTATCCTATAGTTCTTATAGTTTCCTATAAGTTCAGCATATATCATCACCTTTAACTTAATATTAAGGTGTCAACCACTCGTGGGAATATTTTATTCTATACTTTTCCAATAAAAAAGCATAGGTTCAACTCCTATGCGTTACAGTGACTAAGACTTTTTAATTTCTTAGTTTACCTCGGTATTACCATATTTACAATAATGATTTACTTAAAATTTTATCTATACTCGCATATTTTGAGTATGGGATTCTTAATAGTGGAATGCAATTTTTAAAACAATACTCATTTTTAGTTTCATCTGATTGTTTTACCATTGCATATTGTTCTATCATTTTTTCTGTATCGTCACTAAATAATCCTAATCCAAAATGCTGTTTGCCATCAAATTCAATTAACATTTTTACTTCATTATCTTTATTCAAGATAGCAAAATCAAATTTTAGTTTTCTGTCATGTCTGCAATCTTCAAAAGTATATTGTGGTTCATATTTTATATTGTTATTTATTAGCCATTTTTCAATCTTAACCTCACCTTTACTTGTTGACTTTTCTTTTTCTCTACATATTTTACAACTGTGCACATCATAATCTTTAAACATACAAAATAAAGTTTCGAATACATTTCCACATTTGCATTGAATAGTTATTTTTGTATATCTATTTTTATAAGTACTTAAAAGTTTGCATCCGAATTGTTCTATGTATTTTTTAACATACTCGTTATCTAATCTCCTTTTGCTTGAAGTTATTTCCCTACCACAATCAGGGCACTGTCTTTGGTAACTATTTTTAAAATGATTCCATTTGGTTTTAAATACATTTCCGCATTTACATTGAATCAATAATTTTTCTTGTGCATTATTGTACTCTTTTGATAATAATTTGCATCCACTATTACTATCAACTTCTATAAATTGCTTAACTTCTTCGTATGATAACTTTTTCTTATTGGCTAATATCTTTTTACTACATTCATTACATTGTCTTTTATTTCTACTTTTGAATTTGTCAAATGTAGTTTCAAATTCATTTCCACAACTACATTTTAATTTTAATTTTGTATCTACATTTTTATATTCCTCAGATAATAATTTACATTTTGAATTTTCTTCGATAAAATTTTTAACTTCTTCATATTTCCATCTTTTCATCAATACCACCTCTTTAATACCATTATATCGCAAAGGTGGAATAATGTAAACTTAGGCTTCACCGATTTTGGTTGATTCTAATAACTTATTTCTAAGCTACCGCGCCATAATTAACGCTAAAATGGGGTACACTTGGAGGATTTACACTAAGTTTTCCACTAATTGAAAAATGAGGTAGCTTTATTTTAGGGAAACTTAAGTGACAATTTGAGAAAAATCCTTTTATTTTACTAATGCCATTTGATACTACATTTTTAGCACTATTCATTACATTAGATATTGTATTTTTCACTGCATTAAATTTATTAGAAACTATACTTGTAATACCTCCACAAACGTTACTTACAGTAGACTTTATTCCATTCCAAATATTACTCATTATACTTTTAGCGCTATTCATTATATTAGATATAGTACTTTTAATTGAATTAAATTTATTTGATACAGTGCTTGATATACCGCTACATACATTACTTACAACACTTTTTATTCCATTCCAAACATTAGATACAACTGATCTAGCTGCATTTAATATCGTTGTAATAGTAGATTTAATACCATTAAATGCATTTGATACTACTGACTTAATTGCATTTAAAACTGTAGTAAATACTGCTTTTATTCCGTTCCAACCTGTTGTTACTACTGTCTTTATTGCAGTTATAATAGTCACTATTATTGTCTTATACATATCAAAATACATTTGTATAGCTGTTTGTATAGCACTTAATACTGTACTAAATACATTCTTAATTCCTTCCCACACATTAGATATAGTGTCTTTTACTGCATTCCAAACCTCTGTTGCTTTTGCTTTTACTGTGTCCCAATTTTGATACAGTAGTACACCAATAGCAACTAATGCTGTTATAACTCCTATTGCTATTAAAACTGGTGCACTTATTGCTCCAATAGCACCTGTTGCTGCAATTACTCCCGTCTTAACTGCTGCAAATACCCCGGTGAGAACACTCCACCCCGATGTAAATATTCCAGCTACAGATGAAACCATTCCTATAACTGTTGTTATTCCTACAAAAGCCGTTCCTAATGCTACTACAGCAGTTATTACCAGTTGCACAGGTTTAGGCATATTAGCAAAACTTTGTAATAATGTTGTTATTCCACTTGTTACTGCACTTATCGCAGGTTGTAAGTTTGTAAGTAATATTCTTTTCGTTCCTTCAAGTGCACTTCCTAAGTCATTATATTTGACTTTGTTCATTTCACCTAATTTGTCTCTAGAATTATCTATCTCTCCATTAAGATCTCCTAACGCAAATATAGCTTCTGCAGCATTATCTTCGTACATTGTTCCGAATATACCAACACCTACATTATATTGTTCTTGCTTATCCTTCATTTTGCTTAAACGCTCTATCATTTCCTGTGTGACTTGTTTAGCACTATCTCCACCTTTTGCATATTTTTCACGAAACTCATCAGCATTAAACCCTAACTTTTTTAAATAATCATCGGCTGAACCGTCCATAATTCTTATATTCATTTCTTTAAATGCATCACCTAAACTGTCTACACTAAATGCCCCTGTCTCTGCCCCATTTGCAAGAGCATTAAACATGTCCTCAGCTGAATATCCTGCATTAGCAAAAGAAGGAGAATATTCCGTAATTACATCAATTAAATCATCATTTTTATTAAGTCCGCTTTCTGCTCCCTGTGCTATAAGATTATATGCTTCATCTGCTGTAAGTCCAAACTTCTGCATTAATGCATCTGCTGCTTTTGTACTATCAGCTATGTCAATTTCATAAACATCACTTAAAAGATATGCATCTTCTGTACATTGTTTTAGCGCCTCTCCTGCTAAACCTGTGTTTTGATGTACCAATGCCATATTCTCGCCTATATCTGATAGTGATTCTCCAAAATTATCTGCATAAATTTCATTTATTATTCCTTCAAATTCGCCCATTTCATCGTTTGTAAGCCCTAATTGTGCTTGCAATTGATTAAGCGAACTTTGTCCTTCTAATCCAAATTCTTTTACACTGTCTGCTATTCCACTAAATGCATCTGTTAACTCGTCTACACCTTCTATAGCTAATGCATCTTCTAGTGCATTTCCAGCTTCTTGTGCTCCATCTGCAGCATCATTTAAACTGTTATCTAATTCATCAGCAGCACTACTAACTTCATGCAATCTATTTTGGTTTTCCCTTAAATCATTAGATAACTGTCCTATTCTACTTGCTAATTGCTGAGCTTCATTTGAACTTTGTCCTTGCTCTAATACTACATTTTTATATTCTTCTTTTAGTCTATTTAACTCTTGTTGTTGCTGATCTATTTCTGTAGTTAATCTAGATAATGAATTTGTATCATTTCCTAACTGTCCTATTTCTTGTCCAGCTTCTTGACTTGCACTTCTTAAATCATTAAGTCTTTGTGATGTTTGATTTATTTCATTTTGTATAGCTTGTTGTTGAGTTTGTGCTCTAAGTAACTCATTATTAAGATTTCTGTATTCATTGGAGTTTTCTCCAAGTATATTTTTCGCCTGTTCTAATGATTGATTTAATAATTCTACCTTTTGGCTTGATGCTGCATATTGTTGTTGTAATATATTTTGTCTTTGTTCTAATAGATTTATATCGTCTGAATTTCCTTTTAACTGAGTAGCATTTAATCTCAATTCATTCGAAAAAGTAGTCATATCTTTGCTTATATCTCTTATACCAGACCTAAAATCCGAAGTTACAGCTTTAAATTCTATTTGTGCCTGTGTTTTATTTGCCATTTATCTTCCCCTCCTTTCTAATTCTCTTTGTTTTACATAACTAATGTAGTTGTCATATGCTACTTTATTAGCAACTATACCTTCTAAAGAAGATATATCTATATTCCAAAATAAATCCTCGCTTATGCCCAAAATAAGGACATAGTAGGTATAATAATCCTCTATGTCCTCTAGTTTAAATTTAGGTATTTTTATTTTTTTTGCTCCTGTTATCTTCTTTGTTGCTTGGGTAAAGGCGCTCCTGAAATTTTTTTTTGCTTTGGATTAGCTAATTCATTAGCTAAGTTATTTATAAGTACAAAACTTTGTGGTATATTTTCCATAAATTCTTCTTTAGTCATTAAAGTATTATCATCTTGTTCTATATTAGCGCATAAATATGCTGTATATAAAATCGTGATTGAACTAAAGGTCGCATCTTTATCTTCTTTTACATATATATTATTGTATTCTTCATATTCTTTTTTTCTTTTATTCTTTAGCTGCAATAATCTAGCAAAATTTAGAGTTAATTTTATAACTTCTCCATTTTCTAATGTTAATTCTTTAAATGTACATTTCATTTTTTATACCTCTATGCTTTTTTTATTAATTCAAAATTAAATGAAGTTAACCATTTAGTCGCAATTTCAGAACCAGAAGCCAATTCACTTGCCATACATTCATATTTTCCAAAGCCTTGATCATCTGGAGATACTGCAATCGTCATTTCAATTTCTGCCACTTCATCAGAACCATTTTCTATTTTTTTACTTGTTCCTGAATTTATAACACAATTTGGATATGCTAAATACTTTTCTATTCCATCTTCATCTAACACTTTAGCAACCCATGTAAATTCTGGATGGATACTATCTTTACCATATCCATATACACCTTCTGCAAGTTTATCTGTGAATATCATTCCATATACTTTCACATACAAACTCCATAGCATATGCATACTTACAGTTAATGTTCCTGTTCCAGTTCCTCTAGTTCTAGATTTTATTACTACACCTTCACATTTTTTTGTTACTGTTCTTACATCCATCTCTTCAGTTAAAGATCCTACGCAACCAACTTTTGTTGTTGCTATTTCATTTTCGCCATTAAATTTAATAGCACTTTCTTTTATTTCATAATCTGAGTACACTTTAGCATAACTAGCCATTATATATTCAAACCTCCTAACTTATCTAGAATGTCATTTACGACATTATCTTTTACTTTTTTAACTCCTTCTTCCATGAATGGCTTTTCACTTTTCCCTTGGCTTGTCCCACTGGCTGTCATCGGGAATACTAAGTAATTATATTTTTGTTTTGTTGTAATTCTTATTCCTAAGTTGAAATTTTTATTTGTTAATGAATCTGCATCTCTTGCATGCTTTTTATTCCTATCAGATACAGGTATACAATTATGTATAGAGTTTATTAACTTGTCTTTTCCTTCTCCATGTATGTATTTATTTATTACGTCCTCAGCTTTATCTTCATAATTTCCTATAGCTTGTTGTATTTTCTGTACGTCTTCATACTCTAATGAAAAATTTATCCCTGCCATTATAATTCACAACCTTTTTTAGCTTTTGTAAATTCTATTGTGCAAATTTCAACTACTCTATCAGTATTATTTTTTGTTGTATAATTAAATACAATTTCTGTATCAGCTAATTTTAATTTTGTATCTTTTGTTACTTGTTTTATTATTTTAAATTCAAAATCTTCTTCTATATAATTTTCACAAATAAAATGTACCTGATAATATTTGTTATAATCCATTCTATTTGTTCCTGTTCTAGATGTTCTACTTTTATTAAAGACAAAATAATTCCAATCATCATTTGGTTTTGCCAGTGAACGTCCATAATAAGCTTTATATCCTAATTTTTCTAATGCTTGTTTTATGTCATTAAGCAATTTCTCTCACCTCTTCCAAATAGAAGTAAATTTCTTGCTTTTCTCTATCTATATCAAAGTACACAATATCGTAAAGAATATTTTTTATAACAACCTTATCATAGTTAGATATATTTTTATAAAACCTTGTTTTTATTTTCAAACTTAAGGATCTATTTCTAGCTTCTGCAAAATCTAAATCTTGTTGCCTTTTACTGCACTCTTTATATGCTAATTTAACTATAAATTCCAAATCGTCAATAGATTTTATATTCTCCCTAGCTCCGAAATCACTTTCTTTGTTTTTTTCTTTATAAATCCTTATATAACCATCATTATAATTAATTGCTTTCATTTTTCATTTTTTCCACCTCATACTTTTGTCTTAGCTGCATAATGTTGTTAAAATAATTATCGTCAAATTCATTTTCACAGTTATTCCATGCATACATGCAATAATTAAGTAATAAATTTCTTTCCATACCCTCAGAATAATCTACATCTGCTCCTAATTTATAATCTAAAGTGGATACAGCATCTTTTAAAATTGTTTGTAGACGATTTTCTGTTTCTTCCTCTGTCCATGTAATATTTAATTTTTCTTTTAATCTTTGAAGAAGGTTATCCATATAAGATCACCTTCTTTGATTAAGCTTGTTCTTTAGTAGATACAGTGCCTTTTACTTTTGTGTATATTACTGCTTCTTCTAATCCAGATATATCAAGTAATAAAGAGCAAGTATTATCTGTACATTTTCCGTTACCGTAAGTTTTTATTTTGTAAGTAGTTGCATCATCTAAGAATTGGAAATCTTTAGAGTATTCTATAACTCCTTCTTTTGCTCCACCCATAGCCATAAAATACTCATTAGGTAGGCATAATATAGCTTTACCTGTTTCTACTTCATTTGATATTACTACTTCTGTAGGGAATGGGAATACATCTTTTACATATGCTCCATTTGTATTTAATAGAGTTGTAGCAGGCATTATTTTAGTTAAGTAATCCACTTGGTTTACTATCATTAAAACAGAACCGAATTTTCTAGTTCTTCCACCATGTTTTTTACTATTATCATCTGTATATTCTTCTGTTTTAGCCATTTTTGAAATTAAATTACCATAAGTTTTAGGTGAAAAATCTGTTATTTTTATAGCAGATTTTTGAGGATATCCAGTACTAGTAGAGTATGATACTCCTTTATGTATATCTCTATCTAAACCTACAGGACAGTCTAACCCATTTCCTGAAATAATAGCCTTTTCAAGTCCACATGCTATAGCATCTTTCATTATAGTTCTAACATATGCATCTATAAATGTTGGCCCTAAATCTAACATATCATTAGGCACAGATGCAAATGCCGATAATTTATTTTGAGTTATATCTACTTCTTTAAATGCAGAAGTTAATTCTTTAGTTATTGCAGTATTTAATTTGCCCCATACAGCTGTATCTATAGTGTGATCATTTAATATCCATTTTGTCATATATTTAGCATTTACAAAATTTATTTTTGTTAATAATGGATGTTCTTCTAATAAGTCTTTGTATACATCTGTTATAACAGTTTCTGGCATTATTCCTTCAGGAGATTTTATAAAGTCTGCAAATGATTGTTCTGGTCTTGGACTTCTAGATGCTTCTATAAACCCTTTATACCATTTTTCTTCTGCTATAGTAAGTTGTCTATATCCTCTGTCTTTTAATATAGTTTTGTCTTGAGTTTGTTGATACTCTTCAAAGTCTGATTTTATATTTTGGGCTATTGTATTTTGAAGTGATTCTAAAGATTCTATAACTTTTGCATCATCTCCATTTTTCATAGCTTGTTGCATTTCTTCTGCAACGTTTTTGTATTGTAATTTGTTTATACCAAGTAATGACATTTTCATTACCTCCTTATTATAATTTTTTTGTATAATTTTATATTAAAAAAAGAACATTTAACATGTTCTTTTAGTTTGTAATTCTAAATATTCTTCATAAAACATCCATTCCAATTTTTCTCCTGTTATTGGATGTTTTCCGCAATATTTTCTTGTTCCTTTGCAGCAAGCTCCTATATTACTTTTAGCCGTTTTTACTTTTGTCCATTCACCTGCTTCTTTTATTGAATTAAATACTTGTTTTGTATTTAAACAAATAACTTTTTTATATTTCGCTTTTGTAGCATTTTCAAGCGCATCTTGATTATTAGATAGATAAATTTTTCTTGACTCACTCATTTTTAGTTTTGTTTCTGATGAATTTTTTCTACCTTTATGAATATTTATCATTTTATTTCTGTATTCCTCATCTTGTTGCCATCTTTTCTTGCACATTTCTCTAGATGTATTCCTATGTTTTTCACTATGAATTTGACCTTTATGGGCATCACTCATATGTTGTCTATATCCTGGTTTATTCCAAACTGCCTTTAATTTTGCTATATGTTCTTCTCTATATTTTTCATCTTTCCATAATGATTTAGACCATTCTCCAATCTTTTTTCTTGCCTCATCTGTCGGAACATCTCCACCTAAATCTCGATTATATCCATATTGAGGATTAGCTGAATCATATAGAGCAATATACATTTTTTCCATTAATCTGGCTTCTTCTTTAGTGAAGTTTTCAAACATTATTTCATGTTCTATATTATTCCATCCATATTTTTGAATCGCCCTATTAATAACTAGTTGGTTTTTATATCCTTTTCCACTATTCCATCTATATTGTGGCTTTAAACCAGTTATTCCTATATATACTTTTTTATTAGGAAAAGTATGTTTATATACTGAAAAGTTTCTTTTTTCCATAAAACCACCTCTTTTATTTGTTTTCTAATTATATTATAACACAATTGACCGTCAATTGACAGTATATTTAATAAGTTTTATAATTAATTAGAGGTGATATTTATGGGTAATCCAAATTTGAAAAATAGAATAATTCCAAATAGCGCTGTTGATAAAAAACTTTATGAGGAATTAAAAAAACTATCAAAGGATACTTCAATTCCTATATCTAGACTACTAGATAAAGCAATTAAAATGTTACTTGATAGTTACACTAAAGGCTAGATTTTCTAGTCTTTTTTTATCCAATTCATATAATGATATTCAATATGTTCTTCTGGTTTTTCATATTTTTCTTTATCATCTTCATCATCTTTTTTAGATTTAGAATTTAAAATCAACTTCATTAATGATTTTTTAACAGATTGGCTAACTTCTTCAGCTTCTTTTTCATTTACTATAGCTGTAATAAATCCTTTTTCTATAGCTTCTTGTGGTGTTATCCAAGTTTCATTATCAAGCATCTGTTTTAACTCTTCTTCTGTTATATTTACTTCTTGCATATAAGCATTAATACTGGCCTGAGTTATTTTATCTAAATCATCTGCTTGTTTTCTTAGTTCATTTGCATTTCCACTTGTCCAACTCCATGCATTATGTATCATTAATAATGATGCTGTAGACATTACTCTTTCATCTCCTGCCATAAATACAACTGAAGCAGCACTACATGCAAATCCATCACATACAGTTTTTACTGTTGCTTTATGTCTTTTTAGTTGGTTGTATATTGCTAATCCTTCTTTAACTTCACCACCATAACTATTTATATAGACATTTATTTTATCACAGTCTAATCCTTCAATTTGTTTAGATAATGTATAACTTGATATCTCTCCTTCAAACCAATCCCACGATGTTATATCTCCATAAATTTGAATATCGACTTCATTATTATTTTGAGTCAGTTGAAAATATTTTTTACTTTTCATTTTATTCACCTCCTTTATTTGTCACCTATTAGTCTATTTTCCGCTGTATCATAGTTCTTAGTTATAAAATGTTGTTGACTAAACTTAGTATTAAGTTTATCGAATCCTATTATTTCTCTTACCTCATCAATACAGCATGTTCCAGATGCTATAAGTTTATCTGCTTTTTCTGCTACATCTAAAATATCAATATGATTAATTGTAGATGTATCTACCTTAACATAATTTCCTTTTGACCATTCTGAATATCCGGGATATGTTTTTCTTGTAATTTCTTCTGATAACATTTCTGCTATTGGATCTATACAAAATGTAAGAAATACTTTTACTATTTCATTCATATTTGTAATATTGCCTAGCATTAAACTTACTGGTATTTGAAAAGCCTGTGCTACTATTTCAAACATTTCTTTTCTAAGATTTCTAAAATCAGAACTATCTTTATTTGTTGTTGGTGAAACGTCTTGCAAATCATATCCTTTAAATTGTAAATATACAGAATCTTCATTTTGCATAAAACTTTTAAGTTGTTTTTTTATAACCTCTTCATAATTTTCTTGAAAAGATTTATCTCCAGCTTTAATATTTTCAAATATCATTTTATATTTTGTTCCATTTGACTTCTTATAATTTTTGGCAGCATAACTCATTAATTCTCCATACTGTTCATATAATCCGTCAATTAAATTTTTTATATTTGTATTATTAAGCTGCAATCGTAGTACTTCATCACTTTTAAAAATTTTATTTAACTGTAAATTTCCAATTGAAATTCCTTTATATAAATTGCCTTTGATTGGATATTCATCTACTACATAACTATCTGCACAATATAAATTATTAGGAGTAGCTTCTACTAATAAACTTTCTTTATTATATACCATTTTTTCAATAGCTTTATGTAATAGCTGACTGCTATTTTCATTTACATTAGGGGATATATTGTATGTATAGTATATGTCATTTCTAACTTCTTTGTTATTTTCATATATTTTTATTTCACATTTGCTTAATGCATTAGCAATATATGTTATAGCTGTCTGTATTGCTAATTCTTTGTAATATATTTCCTGTACTTTTTCTTCTATTACACTTTCTATTATCTCACCTTTTTCATTTTTAGTATTTCCTAAGAAATCCATAAACCATGTTTTTATGCTCACAATTTTCTCACCTCCTTTTAGAATACTAATGGTTCTGCAAAATATAATATATTGTCATCTTCATCTTCTAATCTATTTGTCGCAGCTATCATGGCATGAACAAATGCCATAAATCCATCGTTTTTTCTTGATTTAGGTTCTATTTTCCCATATACTTGATTTCCCTGTTCTCCTTTTTTAACATCAACTAATTTAGTATTTCTAATAAACCATCTCATTAATGGATTGTCTCCTAATACGATTTTATGTTTATTAAAGGCTGAATCTATAACAGGTACAATCTGCATAATATCGCTAGGTCTTACTAACGTTACTTTTCTTTCTTCTTTTTTGTCTGCTTCATAATTTATTCCTATATTTTTTAATGATTTTCTTAATAAAGAAATTCTATAATTATCTACTCCCATATGTATAAAATTATATTTATGTAATTGTTTCTCTATCCAATCACATATTATATCAGGATCTATTTCTATATCATCTACTATTGTTAATAATCCCTTTTTCTCCCAGTCTCTTAAAGGTGCTTTTATTCTATCTTTATCTCGTGAGTTTTCGCAAAACCAACTATGTGTTATAAAGTAATAAGTTCCACCTTTTAAAAAAAGTAATCCTGCAGATGCCATATCATTAATTTTTGTATAATCTATACCTACTGTACAACTTGCACCTTCTAAATTTGGTATTTCTCTATTCGTTGCAAGTATATTATCCCAATTTGTAACCTCGCTTTCCTTATTTCCTTTTGTTAAATTCATCCTTTTTACTAAAAAAGACGTATGAATATGTGGACTAATTTTATAATCAACATATTCTTTTTTTATTTCTTCTAATAATGAAGGTCTATAAGGTAATGATGGATTAGCTTTGGGCCATTTTTCAATTTCATGTACTTCTTTTTCACTATCCAATCTACAAATAAAAGGTAGCAAGCCATTATCTTCTATCTCTCCATCTAAAATTTTTTCTGCTTTCTTAAGTGTTTCATCTAAAGGTCCTTCCCTTATATCCCCATTAGTAGATGAATAAGTACGTCTTGGGTGGTCCTTTTTACCTAATCCAGTTGTAAAAACATTTATATTATCCCAATTTTCATAAGCATGTAATTCATCAAAATCTACTTTCCCAGAACGTAATCCATCCTTTCCTTTAGGATTATTTGTTCTATATTTTATAGTACTCCTTGTTTTAAAATTTGTAATTTCTACCTTATTCCAGTGAAATTTTTTCTTCATTTTTTTTGTATGTTTAGGATCTTCTAACATATTATATATATCATTAAATGATGTTTTAGCCTGGTCTTCTGAATTGGCGGATATATCGATATCATATTCTTTTATTCCATGAACAGGAGTTATCAAACAAAAATCTTCAAATGCTATATATGCATTTTTTCCAGTACCTCTTCCAACATATAAAAACAAATCTGGAAATCTAGGTAAACCATCTTTTCTAAAAACGCAATTATGTAAGATAAAGCAGAACTTTTCCCACGGAAATAAGTCGAAAGAAAAATACTTTTGAAAATCAAAATATCTTTCAATTTTCTCCTCTTCAATTATCAAATCTTCTGTATCTAAAATACGTTTTACAAATTTTGATAATTTCTTTTGATCTTTACAAACTGGAAATATTTCATTGTCTATAATATCAAGATACTCTTGTATATATTTATTATAAGTCGTCATCTTCATCATCCTCTTTTGTTGGTTGAGGAATAATTAATTTGCATCGACTGCTTATAGTCAGACCTAAATCACGTGCACTACTTTGACATTGTTTAAAAGCTTTGTCTTGCATATTTTGCATTTTATTTATATCGTCTATATCAACTTCTATGTCATTTTTATTTTTTCTTGATATAAGTTTTTTTAGCATTTTTGTATAATCTAAATACAGTTTTTTAGCTATTATATACCTTGCTAAACAATCCTCATCGAGTTCTGTCATTATACCTATTTCTAATAATTTTTCTGCAATATTTTTAAAACTATCTTTTTCAGTCTTCGTTAAATAAGTTGGTGGAATTACTTCAAATAAAGGAACTTTAAGTTCTTCAGCTTCTCTTTTTTCTATTTCTTCTTTTGTTAAATGCTTTTTTCCTTTTGCTTTTATCAAACTAATTGGTTCCCTTGGTCTTACCATTTTTTATTCACCTCCTTATTTTTTTCAATGAAATTTTCATTTAGGGAAAATTTTTCGT